ACCCGACTGAGGATTCGATGTCATGGGGCTGATCACCTCCATCCGTCGCCTGCACTACGTTTGGTCGTGGCGCGTGCGCTATTGGTGGCTCGACACTCGCCAGGGTGAGCAGGCGCACTGGGTTGCCTGCGGCCTCGCCGCCGTCGCCTGCCTGGTGCAGCTGCTGCGCATCGTCGTCGCCGCCACCGTGCCGCCGCCGCCGAACGAACCGGCGAAGGCGATCTACTGGTGGGTGATCCAGATCATCATCGCCATCGTTGCCGCCGCCATCAGCTATGCAATGCGGCCAAAGCCTCAGCAGCCGACGCCACAGGCATCCGAGGCCCCAACCGTTGAAGACGGACTCTCCGCGAAGCACTACTTCGGCACCTGCTGGGTGACGGACGAGTTCCTTTTGGCTTGGAAGAACACCGGCACCATCCCAGTGAAGACCAAAGGCGGAAAGAAGTGATCGTCAGGACACGCCACCTCTTCACGATTCCAGGCTACAGCAAGCGCGCCGGCTTCTGCCGCGGCAAGTCGCGCGACTGGTTCCGGGCGCACGGCCTCGACTGGCACCACTTCGTCGCGCACGGCATCCAGGCAGAAGAGCTGGTGAAGACCGGTGACGGCTTGGCGCTGGCATTGGTTAAGTGGGCCAGAGAGTGCGAAGCCAGGGAGATCGACCGTGGGCGGTAAGAGCAAGAAGACTACCGTCGGCTATTGGTACCTGCCGGCCTACCACGCCGGCTTGGGCATCGGCCCGATCGATGCATTCCTCGAATTCCGTGGGGGCGACAAGCCTGCATGGATCGGCGAACTGACTGCCAGCGGAACGATAAGCATCAACGCCCCCATGTTGTGGGGTGGAGAGAAAGACCAAGGCGGCATTGTGGGCGACGTGGACGTGATGTTCGGCGAGGAAGACCAGCAACCGAACCAGTATCTGATCAACACGTTCGGCCCGCAGCAGCCAGCGTGGCGCGGCATGGCCACGCTGGTGTTCAAAGGAGGCAAGTACGGGGCCATGAATCCGTACCCGCAAAAGGCCAGCTACAAGATCAGGAAGATCATCAATGGCTGGAGCGATGCATGCTGGTATCCAGAAAAGGCCGCCATTCCATTCGATTCGATTTCTGTCCCCTACGATGGCATGTGGGCGTACAAGGTCGAGGAACCCGGCAGCACCGCCGACTACTCGGCTCCTTCCTACGATCACTCCGGCTGGACTGTAGCGCAGGGCGCATTCGGGTCGAACCTGCCGCCGGGAAGTGGCATCGCGCTCAACACGGCCGTCGGTGGACTCGTTGGTCGCTCGATCTGGATCAGGCGGCGGGTCGGCTTCGTTGGCTTGACCACCATCGACGTTTATCACGATGACGGCGCCTGGCTATGGGTGGATGGCGTGCCGGTTGTTCTAACCACGGTCAATTACTACCACGCCACTGCCCAGGTGATGCTTACGGGAAATTCGGTGGTTGCGCTGAAAGTGACGGATGGTGTGCCTTCCGGCAGCGCGAACATCTTTGCGGGTCTCGTGTTCATGGGTGGCACGGTGGACAAGCTGGCCATGAACCCGGCCCACATCCTCTACTACTCGCGCGCGAACAGCGACATGGGCCGCGAATCTCCGGCCAACATCAACGAGGCCAGCTTCACCGCTGCAGCGGACTGGTTCCACTCCAATGGCTTCGGCCTGTGCACTTCATATGATCCCAGCGCCGAAAGTGTGGAAGAGTTCGAGCAGCGCATCTGTCGCGTGGCCGGCTGCAGCCTGACCCGCAGCCTGATCGACGGCCAGTGGTACCTGGACATCGCCAACGGCGAGTACGACCTGGAAAGCCTTCCGATTCTCACCGACGACGACATCCTCGAGTTCGAGGAGCAGCCGACGCTGCTGGACAGTGCCGTCAACAGCGTTTCGGTGAAGTACTTCGACCCAGAGCTGAAAGAGACCATCGTCACGCCTCCGGTGCAGGCGCCGGCCTTGATCGCCGATTTCGGCACCAACCACCTGACCATTGAGTACCTGGAAATCCCGACCGGCGCTCTCGCTCTGCGCGTCGCGCAGCGTGAGCTGTTGGCGCGGGTGACGCCGCTACGCGGGTTCCCACTGAAGACCACGCGCAAACCCTACGCCTGGCGGCCGAGCACGTATTTCCGGCTGCAGTCGCCGAAACGTCGAATCGCCGATATGGTCTGCATCTTCAGCGAGAAGAGCAGCGGTCAGCTCCGAAGTGGGGCGATGACGATCAGCGCCACGCAGGACGTTTACAGCGTTCCCGCGGCTTCTTTCGTCGAGATTGAACCCGGCGTTGATACCCGCCCCCCGCAGACGCCGGAGCCGATCATGCTTCAGCGTGCGTTCGAGGCTCCCTATATCGATGTGGTCACTGCGTTGTCTCGGGCCGACCTGGAAGCCCTGCCGGATGATGTGGGCTTCCTGGAGGCAGTGGCTGTCGATCCCGCGACCAGTCGGGATTTCTCGATGCTGGTGCAGCCTGATGGCGGCGACTATGCCGAGGTCGCAGGCGGTGAATGGTGCCCCTCGACCACTGTCGTTGAGGCTGCCGGCCACCTTGACACCATGTTTACGCTGGACGCCGCCTACCGGCTTGGCGACGTCGCGGTGGGGATGCCTGCGCTCTGGGACGACGAGATCGTGCGTATCGACGCACTGAATATCGAGGCCGGCACCATCCTGCTGGCGCGAGGTTGTGCAGACACGGTGCCAGAGCCGCATGCGGCGGGAAGTCGGCTGTGGTTCTGGATCGAAGCCGGCGCAGCGGATACGACGGAGTACACGGCCGGTGAAACCGTCAATGTCAAGCTGCTGACGAACACCTGGAGCCAGCAGCTTCCGCTGGCGTCTGCCACCACGCTGCCTATCACGCTCGGCCAACGCCAGGCGCGTCCCTACCCGCCGGGCTGGGTGACGGTGAACGGCGCGGTAACCCCGCCGGCGACCGTCATTGGCGACGTTGAGCTGGCGTGGACGCATCGAGACAGGGTGCAGCAGGCCGATCAGCTCGTTGACACGTTGACCGCCAGCATCGGGCCAGAAGCCGGCACCACCTACACCGTGCGCTGGATATTGAACGGCACGCTGGTGCACACCGATAGCGGACTGACCGCTCCCGAGGCGACGTGGGCGCCTACGGGTGGTGGACTGCTGCGCGTCGAAGTTGAGTCTGTTCGGGATGGATTGGCCAGTTGGCAGATGCATGTGCGCGAGATCGCCATCGGATCGCCACTGCTGGCCGAAAGCGGTGAGATGTTCACCACCGAAGACGACGCCCCCATTCTTATGGAGTAACCGATATGCCTCGCCTTTCTGAAATGCCGTCTCCCAACGCCTTGACCGGCCTGGAGTTGATTCCGGCGCTGCAGGGCGGCGGTACCGACGGAAACGTCGGCATCCCGCTGCTTGTCAACAATCCCGCATTCGGTGGCGCTGTATTGGCCCTGCGTGTGCCCATGACGGCTGACTTGTCGGCCACCGCCGAGGCAGACCCAGGCGCTGGCGGCATCCGCTGGAACAACGCAGACCCGCATGCGGCAACCGAGCTGTATGTGAGCGACGACGACGCGGGTGCCGGCGACCTAGCCGCGCTCTTCGCCACGCTAGCCGTGGGCGGTTACCTATACGTCCAGGGCGCGGCAGACAGCGCCGCGCGCGACAATCTGCAGCGCTGGCAGGTGACCAGCATCACCGACGCGAGCGGCTATACAAAGCTGGGCGTGAACCTGCAGGCCAGTGGCGGAACCTTCGCTGACAACGGTGTTCTGGAGCTGAGTATTCAACAACCCGCACCATCGCCAGGCGTGGATCGGAACACCGTCAGCAATCTCAGCGTCAGCAGTGGCAACGTGGCGCTCGATTGCTCGTTGGGGGACTACTTCAAGCTCGCACCCACCGCCAACGTTACCAGTTGGACAATCAGCAACGTGCCGCCAGCCTGCTCGCTGTTGATCGAGTTCACTCAGGACAGTACTGCGCGCACTGTCGCCTGGCCGTCATCGTTCAAATGGGCAGGGGGTGCAGCGAGTGCCGTGTCCAGTGTCAGCGGCGCGAAGGATGTGCTGGCGATGACCACTTTCGATGGCGGAGCCACTTGGCGCGTGACCCTTGCGAAGGCATTCGCATGAGCGCGCGGGGACATCACGGACTTCTACTCGGTGGTGGCGGCGGAACGGGTGTGAAGTGGGATGCGACGAAGAAGCACGCGAACGTTTCGCTTTCGGGGTCGGATAAGACCATGAGTGTGGCTGCTGGCTCGTGGTACGCGGTCATTGCGAACAAGGGCCACAGCGTAGGCAAGCGCCAGTTCGAGTTGTCCAGCACATCGAGCCCGGAGTACGCGCTCGCCGGTTGCGCCAACGCTCTTTACTCCAATCTCGGCACGTACATCGGCGCTTCCGGGACGATCCAAGAAGCAGCCGGGGCCTGGTTCCTGAGCGGTCGCTATGTGTACTACAACAATGGGGCTACCGTATCTAACAACGGCGGTATTTCACCCGGCCAGGTACTAGGTGTAGCACTGGATTTTGATGCGGATACGATCAAGTTCTACCGGAATGGCTCACTGATCGTAACGATGCCGGCGAGTTTCAGTACGCTTGGATCGCAATTGTGGTTTCCCGCAGCGTCTGCGCAGAAGGGGGGGAATGTCACACTGCGAGGATCATCATTGGTGTATCCCATCGCGGGCTACACAGCGTGGGATGACTGACGCATGGCGATTGAGACCATCTTTCACCATGCCGATGCTTGGCATCTTCTTGGCAACTTAGTCGCCATCATGGTGGTTGGCCCCGCCGTTTGGCGTGTATTGCGGTGGTGGCGGTTCGTAACCCTTTTCCTGACCGCCGGAATGCTGGCGAATACCTGTGCAGCCGTGCTGCTCGACCGACCTGTGATTGGCGCCAGCGGCGCCGTGGCCGGAGTCATGGCCGCGCACCTGGTGCTTTTCCCGCGGTCGCGCCTGGCACAGCTGATCGGCCTGTGGATCGCATTGCAGTTCGTGTTCGTAATGGTTGCCCTCGACTTCGGTGGCGTTGCCTGGCCCGCCCACATCGTGGGCGCGGCGGTCGGCTCGCTGGGCGCGGTCGTGGTCCGAGCGACGAAATGAAAACAGGGCGGTAGCCTGACGCCGGCAAGCGCCAGACCACCGCCGCAACACACGCGATCTCTCCGCGTGGAATTGGCCGAGGCCCTGCTGCTCCGCGAGAGCACGGCAAGTCTCGGCGATGACCATCGCAAAAAGTGAGATCGCATGAAGACCCAAACGCTTGTTCCCTGGCCGGGCGGAAAGAGCCGCCTCGCGCCGCACCTGTTCCAGCTCTTTGACAATCAGCACAGCACCTACGTCGAGCCGTTCGCCGGCGCCGCAGCGATGCTATTTCTGCGTCCCGAGCCGGCCAAGGTCGAGGTGCTTAACGACATCAACGGCGAGCTGGTGAACCTGTACCGCGTCGTGAAGCATCACCTGGACGAGTTCATCCGCCAGTTCCGCTGGCAGCTGGTCGCCCGCGAGGAGTTCGAGCGACTGCAGGCCAGCCCACCCGAAACGCTGACCGACATCCAGCGCGCGGCCAGGTTCTTTTTCCTGCAGAAGACCAGCTTCGGCGGCAAAGTCACCGGACAGACGTTCGGCACCGATCCCGGTGGCCCGCCACGGATCAACCTTGTGCGGTTGGAGGAAGACCTCAGCACCGCGCACCTGCGGTTGTCCAGGGTGACCATCGAGCACCTGGCCTGGGAGGCGTGCCTGGCTCGGTACGACCGCCCAGGAACGTTCTTCTTCTGCGATCCGCCGTACTGGAAGACCGAGGGCTATGGCGTACCCTTCGGCCTCGACCAGTATCAGGCGCTGGCCAAGGCGCTGCAGGGTCTGAAGGGGCGGGCCTTGCTGACCATCAACGACCACCCGGACATGCGCCAGGTCTTCGCTGGGTTCCGACAGAAGCGCCTCAGCACCCGGTACACCATCGGGCTGTCGTCGAAGGCCAAGTCGAAACCGCGCGCCGAGCTGGCGGTCATGACCTGGTGAGGGGCATTCAAAGCCGGTTTGAACGGGGTTCGGCGTGCCTGTAAAGTCGGCGCCGAACCACCTTCGTGGCCCCAGGGGAACCTCCATGCGCGCAACCTTCAGTGCCCTGCTGCTCTTGGCCGTCGCCTTGCCGGCAGGTGCCAAGAATGTCCAGCTCCCGCCCAACGTCACGCTGCGGCCGGGCAACATGAGCGGGGACTACATCGACACGGTGAGCCAGGAGGTACGAGGCGCCGAGTTCGGCAAGCTCAAGCTCTGCCTGGCACAGAACGTCAGCAACCAGGCGGTCACCATCACGGGGGGGACTGACGCGCCGCTGACGTTCTATTCGGGCAACCGGACCCAGACCAGCACGATCCAAGGCGGCCAGGTCTTCAAGTACGAGGACGCCGCGGCAGGCGCAGTGATCGCGGTTGGGTCCGCCGACGCAGGTCAGTCCCTGATGGGGATGACGCGGGCCGTCGTCCGGTTCGAGGTCATGGCGGTGGCCAGCCCTGAGCGAACTACCCTCAAGTTCAGCAACATCGGGCGGACCGACCTGAACACCGGGTCAGTCACGAACGAGGGTTTCTCCCCGGTCGGGGCCTGGAAGGGGGCCAAGCCCCTGGCCGTGATTGAGACGCTCCAAGCCCTCGGCAGCAGGCTGGACTCCTGTCTCCAGTGACCGCCTGACGCCCCTCTTGGGGGGCGCTCTCAAGGACCTGCGCAGGGGCAGCGGCGCCCCGCTGGGGCTGGGGCTCCATTCGGGTTACTCGCCGGCTCGGCCCGGCCGTTTGGGCCTTTCCGCCGCCGCCCCCTGTTCCCCCGGCTC